AGATGGATCGGAACCATTCGCGCAAGTGGGTCAAATATTGTTGATGACAACTCTGGTGGCAGCACTGGTGGTTCTCGGTTCGTTTGGAATGCCTATAATCAGGTCCAACGACAAATCTTTGTCCAAGAAGTGACTAGTAACTGGAGCTATACAAGCCAAACTATTAGACAAGCGAGGGCCAGCACTGCGAACAAGGTGCAGTTTGTCACTGGAGACATCGGGCAATATGTCATAGCTGAGTTGTTTTGTTGGGCAGTTGTTGCGTCTAACGTGTCTTTCTCGGCACAGGTAGCCATTGGCCTTGACACGATTACAGCCTTTACAACGAGCTCAAACGGCTGTGCAGTACTGCATAGTGAGGCTTACAATAGCGATGTCGTATCCACGGCGCAAATTCCTATCATGGGTAACTTCTATGGACCATCTGGCCTGGGATACCACTACCTCTCGTGGAATGAGTCAGGAGCAGATGGCACGAGTCTATTTATTAGTAACTCCCACGCAGGACTCACCGCAACGCTGTTGATGTAATTCAATCATGCTGCCACCCATAGAACCGCAACTCTCGCTTACGGGAACCATCCGACTCACCGCAAATATCATTGCTGGCGGTGTGTTGATCGACGGCTGTGACAGCAGCGGATTCGTGACGCCGGAGGAACTTCAGAACTTTGCGAACCTGATCATAGAGCCGTTCGACGGGTCGCCATCGGCCGACCAGAAATACCTCGACCAGAAGAAATACGACGACGCTCATGCCGCTGTCGCCACGACTGACCAGACGGCGATCATCGTGCAGGCCGTGCTCGATGTGCTGGCGAAGGAAATATCGGTCGCGCAGCCGACGTATGTGGTTCCTCCCACGCAAGTGCTCGTCAGTAAAGTGCAAGCAGAAATCGAAGCAGCAAAACCTCCGAAGTGACGTGGGACACATGATCAAATCTTGGGCTCGGCAACTCGGCGCATGGCTGCTGGCGTGGGGCGCGGAGCCTGCTGACGCCTACGCCGAGGTTGTGGCTCAGCCTGAACCAGAGCGGGACGACCAGCACATTATTGCGGCGGTGTTCAAGGGCTTCGTCTGCTACGGGCTCCCAGTCGCCGAATTCGAGCCTCATTTCGACCTCGCCGAGAAGGGCAAGTTCTACGACGTGATGGGCTACGCGAGCCAAGTGCTCAACACGGCCGGTGAGCGCCGCACGATCTGCGAGCTCGTGGACTACTTGAGGAAACCATGACGCTGCTGTCTAAATGCTGCCGCGCGCCGCTGAAGAAGGTCGGTTGAACGCTGCAATGCTCCCAGTGTGGGAAGCCAGCCGCGCCATGTGGAAAATAACCAACACGCCGCCGTTTTGGTATTGCGCGTTCTGGACGACGTTCCTCGTCGTGCTGTGCGTCTACCTCTACGCGCTGAAGCGGTGGCTGTAGGTGGCGGTCAGGTTTAGCGCGAACGTCGATAACGTCACGCGAAGCGGAGCGTATCTTGATACGGCATCAAGTTTCACGATCTCTGGCTGGGCCAGTCAGGGTGAAACGACTCCAACCGGCGCGATGGGCCGGACGTTTTATCAGTACGGCGACCCGGCATTCTCGGCGCCATATATCTTCCTCGGATCGAATGCCGACACGAGCGATCTGTATATGGCGGTCTGGACCGGCGTTGACTTCTTCTTCACGGACTCTTATATACCCATCCCTGACAACTACTTCTATTGGACGATTCGATACACGGACTCGACGCACACGATGGATCTTGCCCTTGCCACGAGCCCAGATCCAGACACGCTGCCGACGATATTCGACACGTTCGCCGTCGATCTCTCGGCTGTCACGTTCACCATCGATACGGAGATGGTCGGAAATGGATGGTCTGATTTCCGCTTCGGATACATCGGCATCTTTCAGTCTTCGCTAACGCTCGCCCAAATCCACTCGCAATCGCTGATCAAGACACCACTCGTCGCTGCGCTCTCGTTCACGCCACTCGCCAACAAGGACGACGTCGACGATATTACCGTCAACGGTCACGATTGGATCGTGTCCGGATCGTTGCTGACCGCATTTGGCCCGTTCCCGGCGACCAGCGTCGGACCATATACCACGAGCCGTCTCTTCACGGCGCCATCTGCCGCCAATAGTGTCTCGGTGACGCCGAATTCATCGGCCTGGACGAATTCGGCATGGTTCGAGATTGAGGCTTCGACCGATGCGGCGTGGATTCTGACCGGGCTCATCGTCACGCCTGACAACCACAGCGCTGGAGACAACTACGAGGTCGACGTGGGTGTCGGTGCGGCGGCGTCTGAGGTGGTCGTAACCACGTTCAGCGGCTCGTTTCTGAGCAAGTCGGCGGATTCTCCTGGTGTGCTCCAGTCCACGATTCCGCTCGATAACATCGGCGTGGGCGTCCGTGTGTCGGTCAGGCTGAGAAAGTCTGGCACGACGACGTTCGTCTGGGCCGTCTCCGCGCAGTTCTACAAGAAGCCGATCACGGGCTCGTTCTTGACCACCGCGAAGCCGCAGAAGGTCTATCCGGAGGCCGCCACCCAGACCGCGCTGACGACCGGCGCGTCGATCTGGGGCAGCAGCACCTATACGCAGCTCGTGGCGTCCACAAGCGCCGATTACGTGCTTGTCGGTGTCGTGGTCGATACGTTCAGCGGAAATTCTGGGTGGGAATTCGATCTCTCCGTCGGTCCTGCGCTGTCTGAGGTCGTGATTGCGACCGTTCGCGCCTACCATACAGGAATCCAGTTCACCGACGGGCCGAACTTCGTGCCGTTGTCTCGTCCGAGCGACACCATTCCTTCTGGTTCTCGGATTTCGGCCCGCACGCGTTCGCAAATCATCATCGGCAGTCGGCAGGCATTCATCGGTTTCGTCTACATCGAGAAGCCGCTGTGAGCATCCTGACTGCCGCGCCGCTCAAGGTCTACCCACCGGCCGCAGATAGCATCACGGTCACAACTGGTGCTAGCGCCGGCGTGCTCGGGTCTTGGGTGGAAATTATCCCGCTCGGCACGATGACAGTGCCGATCTACATCGCGGGCGTGTGCGCGGAACTCTTCGTGCCGGCGCTGACGAATGGTGCGACGACGGAGATCCAGTTCGGCACAGGCCAGTCCGGCTCCGAAGCCGTGATCAGTTCGCCACTGATCGTCGTGGCCGGTGCCGGCAACCTCGCGCTTGAGATCCAGATGTTCCCGGTGCCGATCGGCAACATCCCGGCCGGCGCGCGGCTCTCCATGCGAACGCGCACGACTAGCGGGAACATCCCCTGCAAGTTCGCGTTGATGTACTACGACGACCTCGACGCGGACGCCACGATGCTGGCGCAGCAGACCTACGCGCCGTATTCCTCTGGCTCGACCCTGACCGGCGCATCGGTGACGCCGAACGCCTCGTCGTGGGCGAACTCGTCGTGGGTAGAGTTCGTCACGCTTGGCGCAAACTCTGCGCTGCTCGGAGTTGGCGCTATCCCGCCATCTGGTGCCTATAGCGGCCTGCCGTATGAGATCGACATCGGGGCTGGAGATGCTGGCGCAGAGGCTGTGCTGACGACGCTCCGTGGGGCGTTCTCGAACGCGACGACGCAGGGCTACATGAACATGTGGCTTCCCGCGATGTATCCGATCGGTGAGGACACGAGAATCGCCTTCAGGTTCAGGAAGTCTGGCACGAACACGACCGCGCTGACCGCGTTCCTGCTCTACATCCACGACATCCCGAGCGAAGCGATCATCATCACGGCCATGTCGATGCTCTGCGACGTGGGCCAACTCACCATCAACGGGAGCGGGTTCACGGATACAATGACAATTGCGGTCAGCGGACCATCCGGCGTCTTGGCCTACACGGTGATCTCGCTCAGCGATACACAGATTGTGCTGGCTATCGATGACCTCGTGACGGGAGTGTATTGCGTGGATCTCAGCGCATGAAAATAACTGAAACGATTTCTCGTGAGTGTTGTCAATCTAAAGACCTGAAGCCTGTTCATGGCTGTGTGATGCTTGATAGGTTCCCAAGGCTAAAATTCTGCGTTCACTGTGGCGCTAGGCATATGTATACCAGGTCTGTCGATGCGGCTGGTTCTTCTGATTGGGATTACCAGAAGATGGAAGAGGTTTCGGTCTAGTGAGCCAGCCGGTTGAAGTTGGCGAGGAACTCGTCACCGGGACGATTGAGCCACAGCCAACCCCGCAGCCGCCTCCTGATCCCCCGCCGCCCCCGCCGCCCCCACCGCCACCACCACCGCCGCCAAGCGCGCCGACGCTGACGAGCGTGTCGCCAGCGCAGGGCACGCAGGGCACGACGGTGACGGTTACGCTGGCCGGGACCAACTTCATTGTCGGCGCGACGACCGTCGCGGTCAGCGGCACGCTCCTGACGGTCAACAACGTCGTGGTGAGCAGCAGCACGTCGCTGACCACGAATTTCGTGTTGAATGCGGCAGCGGCAACCGGCGCCCGTACGGTGACGGCCACGACGGCAGGCGGCACCAGCGTCGGGCAGACGTTCACAGTCAATGCGCCGCCGCCGCCGCCCCTACCGACGCCACCGACGCTGACGGGCATCGCGCCGATCCAAGGGCTCCGTGGCACGACCGTGCCGATCGCACTGACTGGCACCAACTTCATCGTCGGGGCCACGACGGTCACGGTCAGTGGCGGCGGCGTCACGGTGACCACCGTGGTCGTGGCAAGCAGCACGTCCTTGTCGGCGAATTTCGTGCTCGATGCGGCGGCGGCCGGAACGACCCGCATCGTGGCCGTCTCCACGTCCCAAGGTTCTAGCGGCACGCTGAGCTTCACCGTCACGCTGCCTGCGCCACCACCGCCGCCCACAGACGGGCTGCTCTACCCGGCCGACCTCGTCTATCAGGGCTGCTTCAGGCTCCCGGCGTATCCGCCGAACCGCTACGACTTCCCGTCGAAGGGGATGTGCTACAACGCGGCGAACGACTCGCTGTTTATCCCCGGATTTGCGAGCGAGCACGGCGTTGGCGAGGTTACGGTCGTGGCGCCTATTCTTGGCGCGTCGTCGCTGTCTCAGCTCAACCGGGCCACGACGATCCAGAACATCACGGACCCATCGGACGGCTCGTGGCAACTCCTGAACAACGGCGCCGGCATCAACTTCGGTGGCGCGCTGGTCTACAACAGCAAGCTCGTGTTCACGTTCTATCGGTTCTACGATGCCGATGGCACACAGCCGTCCTCGCACTGGGTTCGCAGCAACACGAGCCTGACGCCTGGTCCGAGCTACACCGGCCCGGTGACGCTCGCGGTGACGGACCTCGTGAACACGACGACGCCGCACGCCGGCAACGTCTCGGGCTACATGGGCGAGGTGCCGCCCGACTGGCGCAGCGTCTTCAAGGGGCCAGCGCTGACCGGCAACAGTGGCCTGTCGATCATCACGCGCACCTCGTTCGGTCCTGGCGTGTTCTCGTTCGACCCGGCGAACATCGGCTCCGTCAACCCGGTGCCCACGACGCCGCTGGTGTTCTACCCGTCGAACCATCAGACGCTTGGCGCGTGGGGCGCACCTGGCTCAAACGGCACGTTCAATGGCACCATGCAGATGGGCGGCGTCGTATTCCCGCAGAACACGCGAACGGTGCTGTTCTTCGGCATGATCGGCACCGGCCCCTACGGCTACGGCGTGGGCACGCCAAACCCGGCGCTGAACGGCCAGCCGGTGCCGGGGGAGCCAGGCGTGATCTACATCTACGACCCGGTCATCCCGTCGAAAGGCGACCACGCCTACCCCTACGAGGCTCGCGTCTGGGCCTACAACGCCTCCGAGCTGGCGAATGTGGCGGCTGGGCTGACCAACCCGTGGGACGTGACGCCCTACGCCGTCTGGACGCTGCCCAGCGACTTCTACAGCTTCCTCCCGAGGCTGGCCGGGGCGGCCTACAAGGCGTCGACGCAGCAGATTTTCGTGCTCCAGACGTTCGGCGACGGCGATGCGCCGCTCGTGCACGTCTACCACATCGGCGCGTTCACGGCGACCTACACGCTCACGGTGACGAACGGCAGCGGCGATGGAGCCTACCTCCAAGGGGCCGTGGTGACGATCAACGCCGACGCGGCGCCGTCTGGACAGCGGTTCAACGCGTGGATCGGGGCGACAGTGACGGATGCCTTCTCGGCCACGACGACGCTCACCATCGGCACGGCGAATGTCACCGTGACGGCGACCTACGTGCCGGTCAGCGTCGGCCTGCCGGTGGTGCCGGGGGCGTTCGGGTTTGGCATGTCGACGCGAGCGGCGTATGGGAGCTCCACGGCCCCGGTCGTGCTCCGGGTGACGAACACGAACGACAGCGGGGCAGGCTCCATGCGGGCGGCGCTCGCTGATCCACGGCCGCGCGTCGTGATCTTTGAAGTCAGCGGCATGATCGACGCCTCGGTTGAGATGGTCATCGATGCGCCCTACTGCACCGTCGCCGGCCAGACCGCGCCGTCTCCCGGCATCACCATCAAGAGCTACGGCCTCCAGATCCAGACGCACGACGTGCTGGTGCAGCACATCCGCATCCGTCCAGGCGGCGATACCTGCAACATCGGCGTCGAGGCGTTCCAGACCGGAAACCCCTACAACATCGTCCTCGACCATGTGTCGGTGTCGTGGTCGCAGTCGAAGAACTTCGTCTTCACGAACAGCGCACAGGACATGAACCTCACGCTGTGGCGCTGCTTCTGCACCGAACCGCTCTATGCGGCTCCCGGAACCGGCGGGTGCCCATCCGGCGGCTTCGGCTACGCCTATGGCCTCCTGTTCCGGAACAACGCCAAGAAGGCCGCCGTCATTCAGTGCCTCTTCGCGCACAACTCGGAGCGGAACCCAGACTCCAGCGGGTCAGCGCAGACCTACAGCGCGAACAACTACATCTACGACTGGCAGACGCTGGCGACGTTCTACGAAGATCCTGACGGCGTCGAGCCTCCCGGCCTGCTCGCCACGCACGTCAGCAACTCCTACAAGACCGGGCCGAGCACGGACACGCCTCGGTATCTCTACGGCTCGCGGTATCTCGCGACCGGCTCACAGGTCTACATCACCGACACCGTCGTCGACTACACAGGCGCGGTGCCGACGGGCTTCACCGTCATCGGCGGCGACGGCATCAATCCGACGACCGGCGTGACATCACCGCCGGTGGTGGTGCCCGACTACACGCCTGTCGCCGGCAGTTCGGTGGCGTCGTTGGTGCTGGCGAACGCCGGGGCGCGCCCCGGCGACCGGGACAGCGTCGATACGCGGATCGTCAACGAGGTCATCGCACGCACCGGGTCGCTCATCGCCACGCAGGCCGAGGTGGGCGGCTGGCCGGTCCTTGCGGTAAACTTCCGCGCACTCACGCTGCCGACCAGCCCGAACACGGTCACGGCATCCGGCTACACGAATCTTGAGGTCTGGCTGCACGGCTACGCGGCCTTGGTGGGAGCATGAAAAAGAACACAGCGGGACAGGTCGCGTCGGCGTGGGTCTACAACACCGACCGGACGCCCTACAACGGCGCGACGACGGTCTACGTGACGCTCGATAACGGCACACAGACGGCCGGCACGGTGGGAAGCGGCGCCGGCACGTCGAAGGGCCACGGCGAGCACACCTACCTGCCATCACAGGCCGAGACGAACGGCAACGCCGTGAAGTTCACGTTCGTGGGCACGTCGAACGCGCAGGGTGAGACGGAATACGCGACGTCGATCATCACCGGCGATGCCTACGCCCGCCTCGGCACGCCGACAACGACGACCATCGCGAACGACATTCAGGTGCGACCGACGACGGCCATGGTCGAGAGCTATGCCACGCTTGGCGCGCAGCCGACGATGGAGCAGGCGGCCTACATGATCATGCAGTTCCTCCATCGCCTGTCGGCAAACGGCACGACGGTGACCATCAAGGGGCTGTCCGGCGAGACGACGCGGATGTCGTTTGTGACCGACGCGGCCGACAACCCGAAGACCATCGACCGCACGAGCTGAGATGGCCCTTCGTGGCGCACTTCCTCTGCACGGCTTTGCGGCCAATCCGGCCGCCGCGCTGGTGCTGCATGGGCTGTCCTCGGCCTCAGCCACGCCGTCATCGACACGGTTCTGCGCTCTCCTGACGTGCCCAGAACAGCCGCAGTACGTGGTTGGCTGCAACATCGTCGGCATTGCGCTGCTGGCCCCTGTGGTGCGGCAGGAAGCCATCTATCTCGGGCAGGCCGCACCGGGCGCACGGCTGTATACGTGGGCGGCAGGGCAACAGGTGGGAGCTCTGACGTATTCTGATGCGGCGCGGGCGTTTCCGAACGATAATCCAGTCGTCGCGGATGCGGGCGGGCTGTTTGGGCCGATCTACCTCCAGAACGGCGTGAACTACGACATGCAGTTGCGGACGGCGGCGAACGCGCTCGTGTGGTATCAGCCGAACGTCATGGCGGGTGGGGCCTGTCCGAGCGATGGGCCGCAGGAAGACTTGATTCAATCGGAGGGGATGCTGTAATGGCTGCGCTCTTCACGCCCGTTCCGCGCCAGCAAGCCTATCGACTCGGTATCGTCTGTCCAGGTGCGCTGCTGTTCACATGGGCGGCCGGACAGACCGGCGTGCTGCCGCGTCCGACGTTCAGTGATAAGGGGCTCAGCGTGCCGAACACGAACCCGCTCGTGGCCGACGCGACTGGCCTGTTCGGGCCGATCTACCTGAGCGCGTGCCTGAACTACGACTTCGAGTTGCGCGATGCTCAGGGCGTGCAGCAGTGGGTGCAGCCGGACGTGATGACTGGCTCGGTCGTCAGCACGGCCCCAGCCCCGGACTTCATCAACATCGAACAGGGACTTAATGGCTGATTCAATGGATTCAGTGGTGAGCGAGTTCGAGAAAGAACTCGAAGGATTGATCAATAGGTACAGCGAGGAAAACAGGTCTAACACGCCAGACTTCATACTCGCTCGTTATCTTGTGATATGCCTGTCGGCGTGGAATCAGGCCACAGCGCAACGTGAGGTTTGGTATGGGCGTGGTGATCAGGAAGGACGGTTAACCCAACATGGCTAACGCAACCCAGATTATCCCGTTCTCAGCCTCAGTGCAGGGCTTGCCCATCAAGGTCGCGGCCACGGCAACTCCAGGCACGCTGATCCATACCGGCCTGACCAGCGCGACGATGGTGGACCGCTACACGCTGTCGCTGTTCAATAGCGACTCGGTCGACCGTGCCGTCACCATCGAGTTCGGCGGCGTGCTGGCTCCTGACCAGAACATCGTGGTCACAGTGCCGGCGCGGTCTGGGTTGACCAACGTGCTCTGGGGGCAACCGTTGCTAGGCAGCGGTGCGGCTGCGCTCTCGACGCGCGTATTCGCGGCCGTGGCGAACAAGATCACGGTGAGTGGGTGGATCATGCGCGTCACCCCGTAATGCCGCTCTGGCCTTCGTTCGTCGGCGGCGCGTATCGGACCCGCAGCCCGATCATTGCCGCGTCGACGCTCGTCAACCTCTACCTCGAACAGACCGACGACCAAGCCAACGTGAAGCGCGCCACGCTCTATGGCACGCCGGGACTACGGCATCTCTTCAACACGACAGGCGGCGGTCAGGGCAGGGGCAGCTTCCAGCAGGACGGGCGCATCTTCTCGGTCGTTGGCGCTCATCTCTGGGAATTCGATTGGATGCTGACAACCGCGACGTTGCGCGGCACGATGCTGAACGATGGCCTGCCGGTGACATTCGCGAGCAACGGGCGCGGCGGAGAGCAACTTGCGGTCTGCGGCGCGGGCGAACTCTACATCCTGCGCCTGACGACCAACGTGTTCACCGGGCCGATCGCGCTTCCCGGTGCGTTCGTGCCGGTGATGATCGACTACATCGACGGCTACTTCCTGATGAACGAGGCGAACACGCCGAAGATTTGGTTCTCGGCGCTGGAGGACGGCACGTCGTGGAACGGCCTCGACTTCTTCGCGCGGTCGGAGACGTTAGACAACATCATCGGCTTCAAGGTGCTGAACAACCGCGTCTGGGCGCTCGGGTCGCAGACGTCCGAGTTGTTCTACAACACCGGAGACAACCTGAATCCGTTCGCGCCGTTCCCCGGCACGGTCATGCAGGAGGGCTGCGCGGCGTGGACGTCGATCATGGTCATCGGTGAGTCGCTGGTGTGGCTCGCGCAAGACAACCAAGGCACGAACCGATTCGTGCTCGCGTCATCGCCGCAGCCAGAGGTCATCTCAACGCCGGCCACGAGCTACGCGCTCCAGACCTATCCGAACATCTCGGACTGCGAGGTACTGGCCTACGAGCAGGAGGGCCATCCGTTCATCTGCTGGACGTTCCCCTCGTCGCCGCTTCAGACGACGTGGTGCTTCGACGTGCGAACGAAGGAATGGCACCAGCGGCAGGGGTTCGACGAGGCGACAGGGCTCAAGGTGCGCTGGAAGGCGCGCGGCCTGTGCGTCGTGGGGCAGACCGTGGTCGTCGGCGACTATGCGACGGACGACGTGTATGCGCTTGATCTGGAGACGTTCACTGACAACGGCGGCGCGATCGAGCGCGAGCGCACGGCACCCTACATCGGCACCGATAACCAGCAGTTGTTTCTCGACCAGTTTGAACTCGGGATGGAGGCTGGCGTCGGCTTGAACACCGGGCAAGGCTCAGACCCGAAGCTGATGCTGGACGTGTCGTGGGACGGCGCGAAGACGTGGGGGCCGGTGACAACGGCTGGCATCGGCGCGATGGGCAACTACGGCGCGTCAGCGGTATGGCACCAGCTCGGGAGCGGACGACAGGATCGGCTCGTGGTGCGCGTGCGGCAGACTGATCCGGTGCGGGTGGTATGGGGGCCGGGGGCTTGGGTGAGGGTGACGCCGGGAACGGGGCAGCGATGAGACGGAGCCGGTGCTCTACCATTGAGCTACGTCTGTCGCTTGGACCCACGGAGGGAATCGAACCCCCATCTCCGGCAGGGAAGTAGTCTAGCATGGCCGTGACCCGCAACCCGCCACCGTTCACCACGCCGTTCCTCGGCCACAACGGCCTCGTTGAGCCGCGTCTCTGGCAACGCTTCCTCGTGAACATCGACTCCGACATCGCTAACTCAGCCCCGAACGACGCGACGTATCTGGTGCTCACGGCCAACCTGAAACTGCCGAACCGCAGCAACCTCGGCGGGCTCACGACGGGCTACCTGTTCATCACGGTCGCGGCCGGAACCGCCACACCGAGCAGTCTCGCCACCATTCCGGCGGCAGACATCAGCGGCACGCTTGGCCCCGGCTCGTTCCCGGCGGTCCTCCCGCCGGTTGACGGCTCAGCCCTGACAAACTTGACAGGGGCCAACGTCGTCCACTCAGTCGTGCTGAAGGCGTTCGCGGATACCGGCTACGTCGCGCTTCCAGACCAGACCGTGCTGGTCGATGCAACAGGCGGCGCGACGTCGATCCTGTTTCCGGCGGTGGTAGTGGTGGGCGACTCCGTCACGGTGAAGAAGGTCGACGTCAGCGTGAATGGCGTCACAGTGGACGGGAACGGGGCTACTATTGACGGACTCGCGACACAACCGCTCCCGGCGCAGTGGAACGCGCTCACGGCTCAGTGGGGCGGCACGGCGTGGTTCGTCACGGCGGTGGTCTGACTATGACGCACTACGAACTACCTCCGCTTCCGCATGGGCCAAGAGGGCCAGAACCGGCCTGTGCGCTGTGCGGGGCTAAAGACCAAGACATGACCCGCGAGCGGATGAACGTCGACTGCGAGGACTGCCTGAGGACGCTGCGCGGCCTCGACCTGATTAAGTCTCCTCGCCTTCGCTCGGCTTGCGGCTTGGCCTGACATGGCAAACCAATACGCCAACGCCGCCGCCACGCAACCGAGACTCCCGCCTGACTTCGCCGAGTTTGCGCCGCGCGCGGGCTACAAAGTCGAGCCTGACGGCCGGGTCTACACCATCACGAACGGCGCGAAGTCCTACGTGCCGCCGTGGATCGTCTGGCAGAACTCCGCGACCGGGCGCACCGCAGACGGCATGGGCCTGACCGACGAAGGCCGCGCCTACCGCACGCCTGGAAGCGACCCCTCGAGCGCGTGGAACTTCATGTTCGAGAACAGCGGGCCGTTCCGCAAGCAGTCGCAGTGGGACAACGAGAAAGGCACCTACAAGGGCAGCGTGGACTGGGGCACGCTGCTCGGCACCATCGGCGCTGGTGGGCTCATCGGGGCCGGCGTAGCAGCGGCGGTCAGCAGCGGCGCAGCGGCGGGGAGTTCGGCGCCGGCGTTCGTCGGACCAGTCGAGGCGACCGCCGGCGGTGGCGCGGCGACGACAGGGGCCGTGGCTCCAGCCGCATTGGCTGGTGGTTCGGCGGCAGCAACAGGAGGCTCTGTGGCATCGTGGCTCACGCCAAGCACGGCAAATCTCATCACGACCGGTATCGGTGCGGCGGGCCAAATCTACGGAGCCAACAAGGCGGCCGATGCGTCCAGTGAAGCCGCCGCGATTCAGGCTGCTTCATTCGAGAAGGCACTGGCCCAAGAGAAGCAGGAGCAGGACTATCAACACTCGCAAGACCTCCTGAAGCAGAACCAGTATGCCGACTACTTGAGCAGGCTGAACCCCTACGCTCAGACCGGGCAAGCCGCGAACAACCGGCTGTCTCAGTTCATGGGCCAGCCCACGACGGCCCAGACGCCGCTGACGCCTGCCCCGGCGCCGAACCCGCTACCGGCGCAGCGCACGACGATCCCGGTCACGCCCGCGCAGCAGTCGAGCGCGAACTCGTTCGTGCCGACGGCGGTGAAGAACAACCCGACGGCGAGTCAGGTGCCACAAGTGCCTGGGCCATACGCGAACATGCCGATCTACGAGGCTCCGGACGGCTCTCGGCGGCGCGTGCCGCCGGACCAAGAAGCAGCAGCGCTGGCGGCTGGCGCGAAGAGGGTGGGCTAGATGGCTGATTGGTGGGACCAGAACGGACTTGGCTTCTTGGCTGGCGATCAGGTCGATCAGGGTCAGATATGGCCGGGAGGGAGCCAGTCGTTCGATGAGCAGGTGCAACTTCCTCCACTCGCGGGACCACGAACACTACCAGGGATGGATCCTCAACCACAACCGCAAGCGCTCCCGCAGCAGGAGAACCAAGGCGGCGGACAGAACTACCAGCAGATCGTTGAGCAGTTGATGGGCGGGTCGAACGACCCGAACAAGCTGAAGCAGATCGCCCCGGAACTCGCCAAGTACGGCATCACGCTCAGCAACGCGAACGACAAGGGCGAACTGAGCAAGATCATCCTTCCTGACGGCACGCCAGTTCGCGTAATCGGCTCCGGTGAGGGTCATCCTGTCTACTTGCCGCAGCCTGGTAATTGGGGTCCAGGCGGTGTTCCGCTCGGCGGTCAGACCAGCGGTGTCGGCGCTGGCGGCGTCAGCAACAGCGGCGGGAACCAATACAGCAGCCTCGGCGCGACACCTGACGAACTCCGCAGTTACGGCGTGCCTGGCAACCAGTATGCCTCGCAAGCCTACGGTGGTGGCTACACGCCGCCGCAATGGGGGCAGTCGTTCCAAGCGCCGACGTTAAGCGAGTCGAACGATCCAGGCTTGCAGGCGCGGTTCAACTTCGGGCATCAAGCCAACGAGCGCGCCGCCGCAGCCAAAGGCACCATCCTGAACGGCGGCACGCAGCAAGCGCTCAATATGTTCGGACAGGACTATGCGAGCAACGAATACGCCAACGTGTTCGATAGAGCCTTCAAGCAGTACCAGCAGAAGTATGGCGAGTTCCAAGACGCGGCCAACCTCGGGCTCCGTGCTGAGCAGAACCAGTATGGCGAGTATCTTGGCGAGCAGAACCGCACGCTGAGCGACTACCTGACGAACTACAACATCGGCCGAACCGGCGTACAGGACTTCCTCGGCCAGCAGAACAAGACGGCGGATCGCGGGCTGAACGCTACGCTGGGAGGTCGGCCGTGAGCGTTGAAGTGTTTCTGGATGGACTACTACGACACCTTGAGATAATGAGACGCACTATCATAAATCCATCTGGCCTGTGTCGAGCATGTGGCAAGGATATGGGCGTGACAGATCGACAGGTCTGCGAAAAATGTTATTGGGATCGGGCCTTGAAATGAGAGATTCGTAATGTCATCCATCTCCGACCTGCTCATCGCCCAAGGCAACGCGCAGGCGAACGCCCGCAGCCAGCGCGGGAACATCTACGCCGACCTGATTCGCAACCTGTCATCGCTGCCGGGACAGGTCATCCAGCAGCAACGCGCCACGCAGCAGGACGCGCTTCGCCAGCAGGCACTGAATCAGCAACTCGAACTCGGCAAGGGCGAGCAGAGTCTACAGCAGCAGCGGCTCACGATGGCCCAAGGAGAGGCGCAGGACAAGCAGAAGGCCACGGCTCGGCAGACGTCGATCGACGCAGTGCTCGGTGCTGACGTCTACAACGAAGACGGCGACGTGGACATTGAGAAGGTTCGCACACTGGCCGCGAAGCAAGACCCGTCGATCGTGCCGCATGCCGTGGCCGTGGCTCAACAACTGAACAAGCAGACGAACGAATATCGCAAGTCGCAAGCCGATTACGAGCAGGCGCAACTCGCGCTGGCCGGCCGACGCAACGACGCCATCGGCATGGCTGGCCTCGAACTCATGGCGCCTGGAGAGGTGGACGAGGGTTCCTACCAACTCGCGATCGGCCAGTTCGTCAAGCACAAGCTCGTGGACCCGCAGCAGGCCGAGGCGTGGCTGAACGCATCGACGCCGGCCGAGCGCAAGGCGAACGTCGCGTCGATGATTCGCGGCTCGAAAGAAGCGCGGGCCGCACTCGCAAAGCCTGAAGAGGTCATGGAGCATGACCCGTCCAAGGCGCTCGTGAAGAAGACGGGGGAGGTCGTCATCCCTGCCGTCGCGAAGCCGGAAGATTCGGCCGATGCCGCGTTGAAGACCGCGCGGCTCAACGAGATCAACGCGAGGCTGAACGGCACGGTGCCGCTCTCGGCGAAGGATAAGGCCGAACTCGGGATGCAGCGCGCACGGCTCGAATTCGAGATGAACAAGAAGACGTCAGGCCGCAACGTGCTGTCTGGAGACGCGAACCGGATCGCCGACATTGACACGTCGCTCAACGAGATCGCAGCGCTCAGAGACGAAGTCAAGAACACCGGGGCCGTCTCGAAAGTCGGCGCGATGTTGCCAAATGTGGTGTCTGAATTCACTGGCGTCGGTATCTCCGCGAAAGAGCGCCAGTCCCAGATTGACCGCGTCAAGCAGATGATCGGCAAGACGCTGGAAGGTGGCGTGCTCCGCAAGGAAGACGAAGTCAAATACACCAAAATCCTGCCAACCATCGGCGATCCGCCCGATGTGGCAGCGCGCAAACTCGATGGCCTCGAACGGATGCTGAAGCAGAAGCGAGAGACGACGCTCGAATCGCTCGATGACGCCGGGTTCAACGTCGATGCCATGAAGGCGAGAGGCGCACCACAGGCCAAGCCTGCCGCTGCTCCAGCCTCGACGCTCACGCCAGGTCTGCGCGGATTGGCAGGACGCTGATGGCTGATTCCTTTGTCGGCCCGCAAGAACCTGCGCTGAAAGACGAGGACTATCGCGCGCTCTACTCAATGCTGACGTCGTCGGATGAGGGCCAGCGGAAGCAGGCGCAAGGGCTGGCCGCCAAACTCACACCGACCGAAGAGCAGGAGTTTTTCAAGTTTCAACGCGGCACGAATAAGGCGAGCGCTGAGAACCGCACCGACCGCACCGTGCTCGGCATGGACCCGGAGATCGCCGTAGCCGGAGGGCTGAGCATCGGCCTGCCGATGGCCGCGAAGGGTCTGTCTGTCGCCGGGAGGGCCGGTGCTGGCGCGAAGGCGCTCGCCTCACTGGGTGTCGGGGTCGTGAAATACGACGTGGCTAAGAACGTGCTGGAGTCGGCTGGTCTGCCGTCGCCGCTGTCGGACATGGCCGCGATGGCGATCGCTGGTTACCGGCGGAAAGGCGGCGCGCCGACTGAGCCTCCTCAGGCAGAGGCGACCGTCCCGGAGACACCGCCACACCTCGACCTATCACGGCGGATGCAACCTGGCGGGATGACCCAGCAGCAGATAGCGGAACGGTTCGCGGCGGCAAAGGCGTCAGGACAGCCGATTCCTATGCCTGGACGGATGCGGAATCCGGTTGGGCCGACGCGCGTGCCGTTGCCAGATCAACCGGCTGCGCCTGTCGCTGCGTCACAACCGCCGCCTGTTCCTGCGCCTCGGCCCATGACTACTGGCACGAGTATGCAACCGGCGCCGATGCCTGTTCCGCGCGCTGTGCCGCCACCTGAGCCTATCGCTGCGCCTCCTGTTGCCGTAGAACCTCCAGCTCAGGCCGTCGCGCCTGGGCCGAAGCTTAGCCCACAGCGCGCCCTCAACGACCTAGCCCTAGCCGCCCGTCGTGCCAAGACCACGCTGTCTGCCGAGGACTACGACGCGCTCAAGCCACTGGTGCAGGACGGCACACCGGCCGCCGAGGCCATCTCGGCTTTAGTCAAGAAAAGAATTGAGCCGATTACGAATAGCTTCACGGACCACGTTCTAAAAATAGATCCAGACGCTGAAATACGAATCAGCTCCAACAAAGACGCGATTGTAATCCGATCTTCAAAAGGTGCCACTACTGAAACATTAGGGAAAGGAGACATAGAAAGAGCCATCGCTGGTGCCGGAAAGAAGCTGACCGATGAATACCCAAGCGTGACCGTTGATCCAACCGGACAGTGGCAGATTTACGCCAAGAGTATTGAGGCGAGGAACAGGGCTATCGATTCGTTGCCTGATGTAACTGTTGCCGATCCGGCAGCTCAGTTCGCAGCTCGGTTCAACCTGCCGTCTGATGCCGAGCGCACGTTCCCGCCGAACAAGAGCGGATTACCGACGAAGGCGCCGAGGGCTGATGAGGCCGCACGGCGCACGTCGAAGCGGTAGGACGACCTACAGTAAACCCCTCATAGAAACATGCGTGATCCCATCTGGAATCTCGATAGGATCTGTGAATTTGAACATCGGATGAGCGGTGGGTGTCCTCAGGAAGATCACGGCGATTTCTCTCTCTGAGCCGTGGCGCCCAAACGCTACGATGAATTCGCGCCCTGCCTCGTGCACGTAGGCGTCGACTTCCAGCAGCACTCTCTTGCCGTCTGTATTTATAGTCGAGGTAAATGTCGCTGGGCACCAAGGCCCGATCTGCACTACGCCTGTCTCCGCACGCCGCGTTCGCGAATCTGCTCGTTCACCCACGCTTGACTGACGGCATCCGCGCGCTCAGGCCGCCGCGACCACGCATAGAGCAGCGCACCGACGACGACGAATCCGCCGAGTAGCCAGCCGGTCATGTTGTCTCCTTCGTAAATAGTGGAATCTGTTCCTCGAATTGCGGCGGTTCGTTCTTGGACGCCCACGAGATGCGGCCCGCATTGCCGCACGCGCACCTCCAGTCGAAGTTGTGCGGGTCAGCCTTCACGACCTCGCAGAGTTCACCACAGCGAAAACAGCGATAGCGCGATGGTTGAAACGCCATGTCAAATACTTAGCGGCAGCACTTCTTGCGCCAGTCGCTTGGCGGCAATCTCGCAGTAGCGTTCTTCAATCTCGATACCGACAGCGATTCTCCCTAATTGCTTAGCGGCGGCCAGTGTAGTGCCACTACCAGCAAACGGGTCCAGTACGCATTCTCCCGGCTGGCTCACTAAATCCACTAACCATCTCATCCAGCGCATCGGCTTAGGGCATGGATGCCCACAGCGGTCAGCCACATCGAATGATTGGATTGACGATGGGCGCAATACGTTTGACGCTCTAGGGCCATAGAACAGAACCGGATGAAAACAAGTGAATCCAGCCGGTCCAATACCTGCACCGCTAGGACAGTAAACACAACCAATATCGACTGGTCGTGGATAGTCGAACAAGCCACGATTACCAGGGAAGACAGCGCCACGACCAACGGACGTCATCATCTCTCTCACGATTAGAGGGCCAACCGTGCCATCATCTCCAATAGTGTAGCCGCCGGAATCACCGATGGTATGCTTCGTGGCCTTACCCGAGAACTTCACACCGTACGGAGGATCTGTCACGAATAAATCGGCACGAACATCTGGCAAAACTTCCCGGCAATCGCCATGGTAGATCGTGATGCCAGCGTGCTCGTAGTACGGTGTCATCTCGGCTCCGGTGCGTGCTGCGCGTAGTCCATCAGCGCCATCAGGTGCCGCCGACACACGTAAATCTGTTGCCGCTGCGCCTGTGTGAGTTGCTTCGCGTTCGTGACCTCCAGCGCGCCGTTCCGCACGGACATCGTGTGGCCGTTGCTCTCCAGCGCGAGCGCCAGCAGTACGGCATCTTCACGGAGGAGGGGGCCGTCGCGCATCTGTAGCATGTTCACCATTGTTCCGGCTCTCCTCCCTGCCATTGCGGATCAACGGCTGGCGGAGCCCAGCCTGCGCGCTTCCTAGCGGCCCATCCTCGCGCCCTCATCGCGCTGCGTCGGTCGTAGCCAGCCTTCTGCTTCTCGCCTTTCGCGTCGTTCTGTTCAGCGAAGTAGTCGCTGCGCTTCGCAAGCAAGTCGAGCAGTTCGGGCGGGCACTCGCTCATCCTCGCGCCCTTCATGTCAGCGCCGGTCCAGTCTTTCGGCATCTTCGCTTTCAGCACCTCATCGCCATGCTCACTGTCGAGGTCAGCATCAGAGGCGATGTTCGACGGCGCTGCTGTGGCCGCGCGCTTCGACTTCGACAGCACGAGCAGTTCCTTCAGAGTGGCGTCGATGGAGCGCAGGAGCGTGGCGAACTCGATCGTTGGGTCTGGTTGTCGTGCGAGGTCTTCATGTGTCGGCATCACGCGCCCTCCATCTCTTCGGTGCTCATTGAACAACCCTCCTAGATTCAAGCTTGCCGCACCGTTCACAGCGCCGATGTTGCACGATGAAGAAACCAATCGGAACCGTGTCGCCAGGAATCAACTTCTCGTAGGCCGTGACGTCTTCCCACTTCGAGTAGGCGTGGAAGAACCAGAAGCACATCACGCACCCTCTATTTCTTCCGGCGCATAGAGCCCATGCACCACGTCAGGGTAAACAAGCCGAGCGAGCTTGGTAGACGCACGCGCCACCAACATGTCGGCGGGGTTCTTCCCCCAGCCTGAGCGCTTCCACGACACGTCATCCTTCGACCACGCCGTGCGCCCTTCCTCGATCGTGAACGACAGCGACATCTCAGGCTCGCCCTTGCGCTTCGTGACGAACGTCGCGCGTTCTGGTGTCCGCTCTGAGCACCGGAAGTATTCGGCCTTGCCACTGCTCAACACCATCGCGTGAATCGCGCCAGCGGACAGCGTCGGCTTGCCTTCGATGATGTGGAACGCGCGCAGCGCCGTCATGGCCTGCATCCCAATTTCGCGACCAGCGAGAATTGTTGACATGACGCCAGCCGGGTGGCCGTAGGCATTGAACAGCCGAGAGGCGAAGAGGACGCCGGCCAGTTCCTTCGCCTGGGCCATGTCGCGCGGTTCGAGTTCACGCTGCCATTCGACCGGCGCGGCGTCGACGTGGCGCACGAGGCCAACAAAGGGAGAGGCAGGAACCATTTCTACCTTCTCGGCCTGCTTGCTGTTCTCCGCGTTGTACATCTTCTGTATCTCGTTCTGCTCTTGGATGTTCTGCGGAACCTTCAGTGTCGGCATAGTCGCCTCGATGTCGTCTTCGATATCTGTCGCGTCCATCATCGGATCGCCTTCGCCGCTGAACACCGCCACGTCTGACGGCACGCGGTCGGCGAGAATCTCCTCGAACTGAATCGGCACGTCGGTGCGAAGCCGCAGCAGCGAGCGCACTAAATCCATGCGCGGCTTGAAGTCTTCCAGAGCCTTGCGCGTCGACGGCGTGAACTTCTCGTCGCCCTTCTCGACCGCCGCCATCAGGTCGTCCAGGTTGCCGAACTTCTGTAGCATCGCGGCGGCTTTCTTCTCGCCGATGCCGTCTGCGCCTTTGATGTTGTCGGACGCATCGCCGACCAGTGCGAGATAATCGAGCATCTGATGCGGTTGCACGCCGTAGCGCTCGACCACGGCGGCTACGTCGAAGGTCTTCGCGACGGTTGGGCCGTTGGCTGGGCGGAACTGCTCGACTGAGTAGGTTGTCACGAGCTGGAGAAGATCCTTGTCTGAACTGATAATGAGCACGTCTGGGATGTGTGGAATATTGACAAAACTAGCGCGATGTGCGGCCGTCGCAATGATGTCGTCCGCCTCGAACCCCTCAACAGCCCAGACCGGAAACCCATCACCGCGCAGTGTCTCGACAGCCAGCCCAAGCTCGTGCAAGTAGACGGCTGGCGTCTCCGCACGCTGCGCTTTATACGTCGGGTCTAGGTCGCGCCGGAACGACTTGCGCGAGTCGCACGCGATAGCAACATGGCGATGTGCGCTTGCCAGTGCGCGGACCTTGGCCACGATCTCGGTCGACGTCCGTTGCGGGTCAATCTGTGTTTCGTAAATCGGTCTTGAGATTGATGATAAATCAATCAAGACGAGTTTATCGGCGGTCATCGCGCCTCCAATCGGCGCAATACAGACTGCGCTTTTGCGGTTGCGTCGTTCAGTGTGGTGTGGTCGATTGGCTTTCCGTCGATACAGAGAGGTCGTCCGTATGAAAAAATCTCACGGTGAAACTTATCCAGAGAGCGACACGCTGCGACCATGTCTTGAATCATCACGACTAAATCTTGCTCGCTCATTCTTGCCCCCTCACGAGTGCCACGTGATACGCCGCGATGACGTCGCGCGTGATGCACGCCGCCGCCTCGGCCCAATCCGCATCAGCCAGCATCTCCTGCATCCGGTCTGAGCCAGACAGCAGCGCCTCGCACTCTTCAGCGGCAGCATCCTTCGCGAGTTGCGGCTTCTCCAGCATCCCGAGGGCTCGCTTCGTAGCCGTGTCCGCGCACGAGCCTGGGAACTCGCCGGTCATGCCGCGCAGGCATTCGGCGGCTTTGTACCACTCGCCGAGCAGGCTGATGGCGTCTGGGCTGAGCCGGTTGAATTCGAGTTGATGCGCGGCGCTCAGAATGTACTGTGCGAGGCGACGGAGGTCGCGCGCCGTGACTTTTGGTTGCGAAGGATGCTGAACTACTCCTCCTGGCATGTCCCAGATTCTCATCGCTCACCTCGATATTCTTCCCATGTGTCCGTGCCACTATCGGCCAACCCTTGCAGCCGCTCGGTGCGCGTCAACTTGCGGCGCGGCTCGTCGTCCTCTTCCGGCTCGGGCGGGAACGTGGCCTCGACCGTCGCCCGCAGCGCCTTCGCGATGCGCTTCTGCTCCAACGTGCTCGGGTCCAGGATGCCGTTCTCAATTCTCGAAATCGTGCTCTGGCCGATTCGCGCCCGCCGCGACACCACGGCCTGCGACAGGTTCCGCTCGGCCCTCAAGACGCGCATGCGATTCGTCATGCGAGAGACGATACACGGCCCCACACGACATGTCAACATAAATTATGCGCGTGCATAAAATATTCTTTAGTGGTAGGCTCTCGCGCATGAACATCGACGCCATCGAACTGAACGCTATTAGGCAATTCGCGTCTTCTCTTCACGATGGCGGGTGCCAGAGCCCACATGGCGGCATGTGTGGCTGTGGATGGAACCTCATCGAGGCGAGAATTGGAGAACTGCGCGGAGAATCAGCAGAACGTGTCGCATGGCTCAGGCAGGGCGTGAAAAAACTCGCTGCCGACGAACAGGAACTAGTAGATGAGATTATCGCTGCTATCGATAAGGCTGAGACGCCATGACCAACACCCGCGCCGAACACACCGCCGAACTCGTGGACGCATGGCTCGACCTCATCGCCGCCGAAGGCATGCGCGACACGTATCGCATGATGTGGCAGATCGAATCAGACAACGGCCGCGCGAAGGATGCGGAACTCGCACGCCTGCGCGCCACCAACGCGAGCCTCCGGGAAGAACTGCGCGCGACGTATGAGCGAGCGGTGTCATGAATATCGTCGGTTGTGTAGCGTGCGGCTGGCTGTATACCGATACGCCTGGGATGGGCATCCATCGCGCGCCAATCATATGCCCGCAATGTGGCGGCCGTGTTCGTGCCGCCCCTGAATCTGTGTGGATGGAGAACCAGAGCCTTAAGGCCCTCATCTCCCAGCACACACAGAAGCCGCGCCAGCGCACCGAGACCAATCTCGTCGGTCGGCTCATCAAAGCCGCCTCGAAGTACGGCGCGCGGCTCTGGCGGAATAATGTCGGCACGCTGCGCGATGCGCGCGGCGCCTACGTGACATATGGCCTCTGTCGCGGCTCGTCAGACCTGATCGGCTATCGCGTGATTGTGGTGACACCTGACATGGTGGGCTCTAAAGTCGCGGTGTTCTGTGCGATCGAGGCGAAGTCTGCCACCGGCCGTGCGAGCGACCGGCAGCAGGAGTTTATTCGTCAGGTGGCCTTCGATGGCGGGATTGCTCAGGTCGTGCGAAGCGAGCGAGAACTGGAACTCGTGCTACTTCAGGGCCGATAGGGAATACCGACTAGTGATACGTAGCATCTGTTTGAGCACACGACATAGTGTCCGTTTCCACAGACAATTGCTTCTTGTTCAGATATTTCCTTTCCGCACTCATGGCACTCAACAACGCCACTAAACGGCGTGTAAAGGCCGTGGCCTTGAGATGGAAATTGCATAGCCGATGGATCATAAATCGAGCCATCCTCGCGTGTCGTCCACCAGTGTGGCTCTTCTCGCCTCCATATGGGACAACTATAGAATCCACGTACCACCGTGAGCGATGGATCTTCCCTCGCTGCTTGCTGCGCGAGTTCTTGACACTTCCCACGAAACTTCAAATATCCTTCTTCGTATGTCATTGCCCATCGCTCCAGCGCCTCGGCAGCGGTTCGTTATTCTCAGCCTCTGCGCGCTCATCGCGCTCAACGTCGTCGGCTTGTAGCACGGTCTGGCAGTTCGGGCACGACGGCTCCAGCGAGTGTTTCTGCGAGGCGAGCGCATACTGTCCGCACACGGCTTTTTGTAGCTCGTGGTCGCGCGGATGCGACGCGGCCATCGCGGGGATGTAGTGCGTGTGGACGATGAGCCGGCCGCCAGTCTCAAAGCCGCCGAGGAGGTTGGCGATGTGGTTGGTCATGATGCTGATGCCTCTTCTGTCTTGTTGTAGGGCTTATAGGTTCCGTCCACGTTGAGGCCACGGTTGACCATTTCGCGCTTCGCCATCTCATTGAGGTCGAGTTGTCCAGCGACTACAGCGACGAGCACGCGCGAGTCGAACATTACGATGATATTGCTCGCCATCTGGATGAAGCGGAGTTCATCGAACGAGAATTCTGTTTTCATGATTATGATTGCCTCTCCGGTGCAGTTCTTGTCTCCACAGATGCATTTCATGATTGCCTCGCTTTCTGTGCGCGCTCGCGTTGTCCTTGGAGCCGCCTTCTCATTTCGTCTCCATCTGCTTCCAACTTCGACCACCAAGCGGCCCATCCGCTCGCTCGGGCCGTATAGGCGTTGTCTGCGTCTCCATACCAGTAGTAGCCTTCAGGGCCGTGAAACTCCCAACAGCCGTCAGTGAACCGATACACCCACGCTGCCTTACGTTCTTCCACTGATGTGACGCGCGAGATGTCGTTGAGGACACACTTGAGATGCGCTCGCCCGAACTCGACGTCGATATTCATGATTGCCTCGCGAGCGCCAGTCGCAGCGCACGGAAAATAAATTGACGAATCGTCATGCCTTTCTCTTCGGCCGCACACTTCACGACTCCCCAGAGCACAGGGTCGATGTCTCGCAACAAGTAGTTGATCTCCTTCTTGCCTTTCGACAGCGGCGTCATCCGTTGATGCGCTTCAACGTGATGCTGTCGGCACAGCCACACGACCTCAAGCGGTTTGCTGTAATCTATGTGGTGCCCATCCACGCGCGTCTCGCCGCACACGACGCATGGTGTTCGCTCAAGGCGTCCCTTCTTTACCGCGAAAGAAACCGCAGCACGTGCGCTCACTCTGTTCATATTGAGATTATCAGTGAGATTATCAACTCTGTCAAGCACAAATAATTTATGACCGCAAAATATTACTGGAACCACAAACTACTTGCGCTCTATAGAGGTTCTGTGATAGGCAAGGTCAAGCCGCTACCGAAAAGGCGTGCAACTGTCAAGAAAAAAGGCTAGACTCCTGTCGTTCTGACGAACAGCCGGGGCAACGGTTGGCCGCCGTCGCCTGGAGCGCAGCCTCCTGCTTGTCTCAGGGGTCTGGCCCCGGTCTCCTTTTCACCGAGACAAGAGGTGCTCTGATGGCAACATTTCAGCGATTCGCATTGTGAGTGCCGCGAACATCGCGGCGTCGCTCAGCGTCAACGGCAAGGGTGTGCCCTACCCCAACCACGCGAACTGCGTCTTTGTGCTTCAGCACGATCCGACGTTCGCGATGGACCGCATTTGGTACGACGAGTTCCAAGACCAAGTCTTCCTCGCGAACTCACCCACACGCGAGTGGCGCGACGATGACGACACGCGCATCACGGTCGACCTGCAAGACCGCTTCGGTATCAGACAACTCGGACGTGCCACGGTGGGCGACTGCGTGCGGTTCATCGCGCGCCAGCGCACACGTCACGTCGTGCGCGACTGGCTCAACACGCTGACGTGGGATGGCACCGAGCGCATCGCCACGGCGTTCGAGGACTATTGGGGCGCCGACGGCAGCGACTACACGCGCGCCGCGAGCGCCAACTTCTTCATCGGCCTCGCGGCTCGTGTCTACCAACCAGGATGCAAGTTGGACACGATGCCGGTCTTTGAGGGCAAGCAGGGCATCCGCAAGTCGTCCGCGCTGGAGGTACTCGGCGGCCAGTGGTACGGCGTGGCGCACGAGTCGGTCAGCGCGAAGGACTTCCTGCAAGGGCTGAGAGGGAAACTCGTTATCGAGATCGCCGAACTCCAGAGCTTCAGCCGCTCCGAGGTCAACGCGGTCAAGACCATGATGTCGACGCGCACGGACCACTACCGACCGCCCTACGGGCGTACCGTGGTCGCGTATCCCCGCTCCTGCGTGTTTGCCGGCACGACCAACGCCGACGACTGGGGCAGCGATGAAACCGGGCTTCGCAGGTTTTGGCCCATCGCGTGCGGCACTATCCAACTCGCCCTCCTAGCCGCTGTGCGAGAGCAGCTCTTCGCCGAAGCCGTGCACCAGTTCAAGGCCAGCGCGACGTGGTGGGAGATGCCAGCGACCACCGAAGCCATCCAAGCCACCCGCCAGCACCACGACGAATGGACCGACACCGTGCTCGGTTGGGTCGACCTTCAACTGACCGATGCGGTGCACATTATGGACGTCGCCACAAGCGCCCTGAAGCTCGATCCAGGCCGTGTCGATCGAGGGGTCCAAGGACGCATCGGACGCATCCTCAGACTGGGAGGCATGGAACATAAAAAGCGAAGGGAAGGCGCAAGGACGCGATGGGTTTGGGTCAAGCCGGAAGAATCAGATGGAACTTTCACCGTCTGATGGAACGCATGGAACACAGAATCACGCGCCATTGTGCCCTTGTTCCACTGTACCATCTGTTCCACTAGGTACAGGGTATATGCACATACGAGGGCACATGGTTTTATATAAAGGTACAGAACAGGGGTTGGAACATGGAACAGATGGAACACGCAGTTGGCATGGGACATGCCGAGGTGCGCGATGATGGCTGATTTGGACGCGGAAATCGGAGCCTATTGCATGGACATCTACCGCCAGCAGGTGCTTGACGCGCGGGCCAAGATCGAGAAGCTGCGAAGCGGCCTCGACGTGGCGATTGGGCTAGCTGAGCGCACGGTGGTCTGGACCTCTATGCCTGACCGTGAGCGCCTGCTCAACGTGCTGCGCGATGTGCGGACCGAGCTGCGGGAGATGATCGGCGCCGGCGCGCCGAGCGAGACGCTAGCTGACTTCGAGCGCGACACGCATGGAGACTGGCATGAGCGATGAACGTAAAGAAGCCGAGGAACGCGAGGCGGCGATCATCGCCGGGAACAAGGAAAGGCTCCGTCATGGCCGATGAACCCGTGAAGCTCGACTGGCAAGAACTCGGCATCCCGAAGCCGGCGAACAACCTGCCGACAAAAGCCCAGATGCGCGACGTCTACCGCACCTATTGGCTCTCCCGTATGATGCCGCTGCTAGAAGCGCAGGAGGCGCGTGCCATCGGCCTCGTCCACTTCATGCTGCGCGACCCAGAGACGGGCGAGTGGAAGCGGCTGACGGACCCTGACGACATCGCGCGCGCGATGAACGACCCGAGGGCTGAGCAAGGATCGACGTATCGCATCCACACGAAAGACCCTGACGGGAAGGACATCACCGATGTGCTCAACCGTATCATCGACAAGCCGAAGGAGCAGGAACAGGAAGTCATCGTGCACGACGCGGACAAGATGCTGGCGCGGTTGGACGCGTGGAAGTTGGCGCATCGCGGAGAGGAGCCATGACAGATTTCACAGACACGTTCACGATGGAGGCGCTGATCTGTTGCGAGGATCACGTGCGGATCGTCGGACCTGCGCTTGAACAGTTCATCGAGCAGAACGGCCTAGCACGCAGATATTTCGGGCTCTTCGGACCACTGAGCGATTACGCCCTAATCGCTTGGAATCTTGAGGGGCATCCGCAAGGCTTGCATTATGCGCTTGGGCGATCGTGGGAGGTTAGAAGCAGCCATGACGCAAGGCGCTAGCGCTGAGCGCGACGTAGAAACAGAACTCCACGACGCGATGGCGAGTTTCGCGCTCGACCCACTAGGCTTCGTGCAGTTCGCGTATCCGTGGCCGATCAACGGCGAACCTGGGCCTGACACCTGGCAGCGCGACTTCTTGACCGAGTTGCGCGACCGCGTCAGAGCGAATCGCTTCGACGGCGAGCACGCAGTCGCCCCTATCCGGATGGGTGCAAGCACCGGCCACGGCGTCGGGAAATCGGCTCTCTCGGCCTGGATTGTCGACTGGATTATGAGCACCCGGCGCGACTGCCGAGGCACGGTCACCGCCAACACGAACGACCAACTCGCGACGAAGACATGGGCAGCTGTGCGCGAGTGGACCGCGCGCTGCATCACGGCGCATTGGTTCGAGGTGAACTCGCAGATAATGTATCGCATCGGCCATCGGGCGAGCTGGTTCTGCTCGCCGGCGTCGTGCGCGGCTGAGAACAGCGAGGCGTTCGCTGGCCAGCACGCGAAGTCGAGCACGTCGTTCTACATCAACGACGAAGACTCGAATGTGCCCGACAAGATCCATGAGGTCGAGGAAGGCGGGCTCACGGACGGAGAGCCGATGATGTTCCTGTGGGGAAACCCGACGCGGAACAGCGGGAAGTTCCACGAGTATGCGTTCGGGAAGGGCCGCGACCGCTGGTCGATCCGCGTCATCGACTCACGGGAGTGCAAGTTTGCGAACAAGACGTTGATTCAGGAGTGGGCCAACGACTATGGCGAAGACAGCGACTTCTTCCGGGTCAGGGTCCGTGGCCTCCCGCCGAACGCAGACGAACTCCAGTTCATCGATGGGGCGCGCATCGCGAAAGCGGGCATCAACATCGTCCAGCCGGTCTACGGGGAACCGCTCATCGCGGGCGTGGACGTCAGCGGAGGTGGCTCGGCTTGGACGGTCTGTCGATTTCGTCGTGGCTTTGATGCGCGAAGCATTCGCCCGATTCGACTCACCGGAGAGCAAACTGTTGCGAATGACCGGCAACTCGTCATCGCCACACTCTCAGAAGCCATCCTGACGCACAAGCCTGACGCCATGTTCATCGACTCGGCGTTCGGAGCCGTAATCGTCTCGCGCCTGCGCCAGATGGGCTACACGCAGGTCTTCGAGGTCAACTTCGGCGGCGAGGCGCCAGATAAAGCGCACGACGCGAACATGCGGGCGTCGATGTGGCGGGCGATGAAGGAGTGGCTGCCGACCGGCGCGATCGACCAGCACGACATTCGGCTCGCGACCGACCTCTCGGCGCCGGGGTTTCACCTGAACAAGAAGAATCAGCTCGTGCTGGAGTCGAAAGAGTCGATGCAGAAGCGGAACATCGCGTCACCGGACGATGGCGATGCGCTGGCGCTGACGTGGGGCGGGCGCGTGCCGCTGCGGACGGCGGAACAGCAGGGCGGCTGGTTGCCGCAATCGACAGGATGGGCTGGATGACGAACACTGGGGTGACGTTCAACGTGCGGGCATTGCCGCCCGATAGATTTGGTTTCGTGGAATACGTGCATGACGACGCGAAATTGCCTACTTCTACGCCTGATGTGGTAGTATCCGCCGCGATGCCCCTCCATGTTGTGCTGACTGTCGGCCCGAACACGCTGGACGTGACGGGCGACATGCCGTTCACCGAGGTGATCGAGTTGGCTACGCGCTGGCTGAGCGCGGTCGCACCGGGTTCGGTGTCTGGCGACGAGCAGGCCAAGATCGACGCGCTCAACGCTCGCGTGAAAGCGCAGGTTGACGCGCTCTCCGTCGCAGTGACCGACGATTCAGTAGCCAAGGCGATTGAAGAGCACTGGCGCCGCAAAGTCACGCCCGTCAATGACTGACCGTGGACATTATTACGCTCCCTCATGGCCTCCCTCTGTCCGATCACGTAACCATCATCAAACCGGAGACTGAACCTATGGCACTCGACTTCAGCGAACTCGAAAAGACCATCACCGACCTGGAGGCTGGCGTCCCGTCAGCCGTCGCGCTCATGAACAAGTTGTTCGATGAGTTCGAGGCGAACAAGAACGCCCCGGCAAAGATTCAGGAGCTTGTGACGCGCGGCCGCGCCCAGGTCGACGCGCTCGCCGCCGCCGTCGTGGCCGATTCCGGCACGCCTGCGCCACCCGTCACGCCCGAGGTGTAGTCCCATGTGGCGAGCACTATCCGCCACGCTGTTGCTGTGGTCGTTCCTCGCCGGGACGGCCGCAGCCGATTCCTTCACCATCACCGACGTCACCGTCACCAGCGGTTCATACGTCTGGAACAGCGGCAACGTCGGCTGGCGGCTGCCGCTCTCGCTGAACCCAGGCGAGGACGTCGTCTTCACGCAAAACTGCGGCGGCTTCTGCTTCGACACCAGTGATGCGCTCGGCACGCTCACACGCATCGACGTCACGGTCAACGGTATCCTGACCTCATTCTTCGACACGGACGGCATCCTGAATCTCAGAGGCGTCGACCCGATTACGAACGAGGCCAACGAAGCGCAGGAGTATGGCCTGCCGCTGTATGGGCCTGGGTATCGCGTGTTCCTCGCGTATGCCGACAACACGCACACCGACGCCTGTGGTTCATATGCGTCCAGTATCGGCCTGGAAGGCGCGGCATCCTGTCTGCCGGCGCCGTTCTTCGATGCCGTCTACTTCATGGGCCTCGGCATTCGGATGCCAGACGGACTGACGCAGACGTATCCGTGGCACTGCAACGAGCACGGCAACTGCTTCGATGCGGGCGTGGTCCGGATCGTGGTCGATGGCGAGCGAGAGACGCGGGGCGGCAATCCTGTGCCTGAGGCGTCGTCGCTCGCGCTCATGGCGCTGGGTCTGTTCGGGCTGGTGCATGTCGTGCGAAAGAGGTCGTGATGGTTGCGATGCCGAACCGCCGCGCGCAGGTCTACGTGATCTGTGAGAAGAACCCAGAATCCTTCCCGCAGAACGAGCACAATGACGACGCGCGCCGCGAACTTCTACTGGGCACCATCATCCCGTCACTGAACCGGCAGGACGGCGGGAACTGGGGCTACATGACGAAGACTGACCAAGGCAACAAGGTGCCGTGCGACATCATGATGTGGCGCCCGACGAACGAGGTCGTCGACTGCATGACCGGCACGGGCGGGACGTGGATTCCGCACGATCCGCCGCCGCCAGAGTGGGTCTGGACCGCTGTCGGCTCGTCGCCGACGCCTGTGCCGCCGGAACCAGAGCCGCCGCCGGAGCAAATTCCCTACGACGAGGCGAAGTCCATCCAGTTCGGAGAGGCGTGCAACGCGGTGTATGCCGAAACGGGCGCATCGCCTGATGCCGGCATGATCGCGGTCCACTCGATGCGCTGCGCGTACGACTACTACGTCAACGGGATGGCGTGGGACGAGTGCTTCAACAAGCACGTCAACGAGTTCCGGGCGGAATACGGTTTGCCTCCGCTGAAGGCGTGATGGATAGTGCCGCATGGATCTCTCTCATCACGAGCATTTCCATCTTGGTCAAGATGTTCTGGGAGAGCAGGGAAGCCGAGAAGCGCGCTGTTCGGGAGCGTGAATGGCAGATCGCTGATCGGCAACAGGTGGCAGCGGCGCTCGCGGTCAGGGGAGACGCGAACGCGGCCGGTATTGCGTTGAATGCGGCGCAGGTGTCGACGCAGATTCAGGACGCACTGGCCGAGAACACCGCACTGACGAGCGCTGTTGGCGAAAAGGCCGATGCGGCGTATGAAGTAGCGAACGACGTCAACGCGAAGATCAAGAGCCTGGGCGAGCATCTGATGAAGGACAAGAAATGATTGCGCTGATCGTCACGCTCATGATTATCGGCGTGCTGCTCTACCTGATCGAGCAGTTGCCGATGGACCCTGTCATCCGCACCGTGATTCGGCTCATCGTGCTGCTCTGCGTCATCCTCTACCTGCTGTCCGTGTTCGGTATTTTCGATGTGCCGGTGCCGAGGGTGCGACGATGATGGGCCAATCAGGTGCATCCACGACGAACTGGAGCTGGCCGGTGACCACGCCAACCACAACATCTAATAGTCTGCCAATCGAGATAGAAAAGTCTGCCCGCCGGGTAGAACTTACCGGGCAACTCGCGGCGCTGGAGGCGTACCTCATCTTGAAAGCCAAGGCTGGCGATCGCAACGCGGTGATGCTCGCGGCCGCCGAACTCATAGCTATTGAGGCGCGCCTCGATGAATTGAGCCGGACGTGACGCCCAGTGGCCCTCTGCGGATCGATGCGGAGGAGCGGCTCTGGACAAGGCTGGAGAAATACGTAGACAACAAGCAGCAACAGACGAACGAACGCATTGAACATCTTGAACAGCGCATCGACGACCGATACGAGCCCTTCCGCACATCGCTCATCTGGTTTATTCGCATCGTCCTCGGCGCTTTCGTGGCTGCGCTGGCACAATACGTGTATCAGCACGGCAAATGATCAACATTGTTGGCGACTTGCCTCCGCGTTGGATTCTCATCGTTGTAGCCATCATGGGCGCGTTCTGCGCCTACTACTGGACGACCCAGTTGTTGAAATGAGGACCGCTTGAAAGCCATCCCGTTCGGGCCGGTGCGCGTGAAGTCGGAGGCCGAACTTCAGGCGTTCCTTGAAAGCCTTTCGGTTCCGCCCAAGATGTTGCGTGGCAAGGGCCTGACACTGCAACACATCACGCTGAACCTCACGCCAGTCCCGCAGAAGAAGTCGAAAAAACTCAAGGTCATGCTCTACTACCTGTTCGACTATTCCGGCATCTGCTTCTGGGGCTGACGATGAACACCGTCGTTCGTGTGTGATCCGTGCGGAGAGCAAAGACACATCACGATGGATACCGAGGCGAAATGAGCGAGACTGCGGTGCTTCAGGCCGTTCTTGACGCCATTGCTGGTACCATCGACACGAGCGCGCAGATTTCTGACCATCCCAACGTGAAATTCGCAATGATGAAACGGCTGGACGCTCAGAAAGAGGCGTTCTTTGCGGCGTATCACGCGCAATGGATTCGATCCGAGAATCGGTGGATGTTCGACCCGGCGATGACCCCTGGCGATCCGGATCACTGCTGGCAGGCGTGGCTGACAGAACAGGCGCTGCAATGAGCGAGCACAGCGTCAAGGAACGGATGCGCGCGGCACTCGGGCCAGAGGTAACGCAGCACATCGCGGCGCTGACGGCCATGGTGCAGGCCACCGTTCCGGCCGTGAACGAACTACTTGACCGTGTGAAGTTTCTGGAGGCGGAAGTCGCAGAGTTGAAGAAGCCGAGCGCTGATGTCTAAGGCTGAAGACGACTTCATTAAGCTCGCCCGCGACCGATTCGACCAATCCGAACTGGCCTCGAACGACCAGCGCCAGCGCGAGAAAGACGATCTCGCGTTCTACGCCGGCGAGCAGTGGGACGCCGAGCAGAAAGCCGCGCGCGCCGGCATGCTCGCGAACAACGGCCTGCCGCCGGTGCCGGCAAGGCCGACGCTCACCATCAACAAGGTCCGCGAGCCAGTGCGTCAGGTGCTCAACAGCGAGGAGCAGAGCGATTTCACCATCGAGATCATCGCGGCGGACGACTTCGGCACGCTCGTCGAGAACAGCGAAGACAACGAAACCGAGATCGAGTTGCGCGAAGGACTCCTGAGGCGCATTCAACGCGCTCCGGAAGCTGAAGACGCGCGCATGTGGGCCGGTTCGCGCGCGGCTATCGCTGGAACTGGTTGGTATCGCGTGATGACGCGGTTTGTCTCTGGAAAAACGTGGGACAAAGAGATCGCGCCAGAGCGGATCTACAACCAATCGAGCGTATCAGCCGATCCGGCGCACGAACAGCCGGACGGCAGCGATGCGGAGTGGATTCTCGACGGCGTGGACATGCCGATCGACCGCTACGAGGCCGAATTCGGCAAGATCGACGGCAAAAAGAACCGCGTCGTGCAGTGCAGCGATAACGAATGGCGCGCACTCGGTGAAGAAGCGCCGAAGTGGTTCACATCGGACGGAAAAACGCGCTCGATCCGCGTAATGAACTACTGGTACACAGAGCGCGAGACAAAAACGCTCTGTCTGCTCGAAGATGGCACGTCGGGCTGGCAGGATGAACTCCCGAAAGACGTGAAGTGCGTCGATAAGCGCGAGGTGACGGAAAAGCGCATCAAGTGGGCGAAGATCGACGGCGTGCAGATTCTTGACGAGACGGACTGGGAAGGTCCGGACATGCCGTATGTCAAGGTGCTTGGCGAAGAACTGCACCCCTACGACGACGACCGTCGCACCGAGGGTATGGTGCGCCCGATGCGCGACAGCGGCAAGGCGTTCAACTCGCTGGCGTCGAAGTTCATCGAAACCGTGGGACTCTCGCCGATTCCGACCGTGATGCTGGAAGAGGGCACGGACGGCCCCTACAAGGCGTGGTGGCAACTCGCGGCAACGCGCACGCTGCCGTACCTGCTCTACAAGTCGACGAATCTGGAAGGCGTGAAGGCCAATCCGCCGATGACCGTGCCGCGCGAGTCACAGATCCAAGAGATCGCGATGGGGCTTCAGGTCTTCGACGAGGCGATCAAGTCGACAACCGGCGTGCCCGAGTCGAACATGGGGCATCAAGACCCGACCGTGAAGTCGGGCAAGATGGTGCAGGCGCTCATCGCGCAGTCGCAGCTCGGCACGTCGCATTTCATGGAGAATCTGCGCCGCTCGATGCGCTACGAGGGCCAGATCATCAACAACCTGCTGTATCCGATCTACGGGAAGCGGCCGGGGCGGCTCGCGCGTATCGTGACGGGCGAGGGAGAGTCGATGACGGTGCCGATCGGTGCGCCGCAGCCGCAGCAGAACGGTATGCCGCCGGCGCCGCAGCAGAAGAACTGGAAACTGACGCCTGACGCGAACTTCAACGTCGTCGTGAACATTGTCAAGGACGCAGGCACGCTGCGCGAGCAGGAAACGGCCATCGTGGGGCACGTCATCGAGGCGCAGCCGGAACTCATGGGCGTCTTCGGAGACCTGTTCTTCAAGCATCAGGACGGCCCCGGCCACAAGGAAATGGCCGAGCGCATGGAGGTGATGCTGAACCCGAAGGTGCAGGCGTTCATCGAGCAGAAGAAGCAAGGCGGCCCGCAGATTCCACCGCAAGTCATGGCCGAGATGGCGCAGCAGAAGCAGCAACTGGACGACGCGCATCAGTTGCTCCAGAAAGCCGCCGGCGAGCTGCAATCGAAGCAGGCCGAGAACGACACGAAGATTCGCATCACGCAGATGGAACTAGAGTCGAAGGAACGCATCGCGCAGGCTGACCGGGAGACAAAGTTGGCCGTGGCTGAACTCGGCGCGAAGGTTGACCGGCTGACGCTGTTCCTTGAAGAGCGTGCCCGTCTCGGCGTGCAGGACCACGACGCGCATCAGGCGAACATCGACCGGGCCCACGACGTCGCGATGGCGGCGCAGGGGCATCAGCAGGCGATGCAGGCTGGCGAGGCGCAGGCTGGCATACAGGCCGGCCAGCAGGCCGCGCAGCAGTCGCACGAGATCGGCCAGCAAGCGACTCAGCAAGAGCACGAAGCCGAGCAGGCCAGAATGGCGCAGGAAGCCGCCCAACAAGCTTCTGTTGACAACGCGACCGCGTAAGCACAGACTAGGCCATCCTTGGACACTGAATACGTCGAAACCGAGCAACCCGCGCAGGCGATAGAGCCCGCGTCGTCGTTTGCCGACCACGAGGCGTCGTTCTCGAATCGGCCCAAGTTGGTCGATGCTCGCCAGCCTGCTGAGTCTCCTACCACTCCTGCTGTGCCAACTCCGGACGGTGGTGGGGAGGCGGCGGCTGGCGAGCGTGACCAAAAGGGCCGCTATCGGGCGCAGTCTCAGCGGGCCACGGTTGACGATGTGCCGACCATCTCGGCCCTGACGAAGGAATACCACGATGCGTTGACCGAGGCCGGGTTTACCGTCGAGAAGAAACCTGGCGAATCAGACCGCGTGCATGGCGTGCGCGTGCGGGCTGAACTCGCGAAGGCGCTGCGCGACCTGAAACGAACTCCTGCTGCCCCGGCTGTCTTGCCCAGTCCGAGCGGCCCTCTGCCGTCGTTCCGCCCGAACGGTGGAGATTCGGGCGCCAATGAACTACCGGGCGACTTCCCGGCGAAGCCGAAGCCGGAAGATTTCAACGACTACACCGATTACGTCGAAAACTTGGCCGAGTGGAAGGCGAACGCGGCCTACTACCGAAACGAGCGTCAACGCGAGCAGCGCACGCAGGCGCAAGCGTTCGCCACAAGCGTGCAGAGCCGCTACGCCGCCGCGAAAGACCGTTATCCAGACTTTGAAGCCGTTGTGTTGAACCCGCAGACGAACAGCCCGATACCGCGCGGCAGCGTCATCGAGCGGTTCACGTTCAAGCACGCCACCGGACCAGACGTGGTGTATCACTTCTTCAAACATCCGGACGAAGTGGCGGCGATCCACGCGTTGCCGGATGCGGACGACCAGATCGCCACCCTCTCGTTGCTTGGGCAACGCCTCACCTCGACCTCGAATACGCGCGAGCAAGCCGTCCCGACCAGATCGGCAGCCGCGCCCGTTACCACACCTATCGTCAAGCCGCCTAATCTGGTGCGGACTGGCGTTGTCAAGGCGGGCGACGAGCCGCCTGGTGACGACGCGAGTTTCGCCGAGCACGAAAAGTTCTTCGGCACCTCCAAGCGTCGACGCTAGGCCACGCTCGCCTCGCACGAGGCGTGTGTAATGGCGAATACGATCATCACCCCCTCTTGGGTGACGACCGATACAGCGGTGAACTTCAAGAACGCCATGAAGCTCATTGGGCTGTTCGATCGCACTTGGGACGAATCCTGGGAAAACAAACCGGGCGGCGCACAGATCGGTTATACGGTCCAGGCGCGCATTCAGCAGCGCTTCGAGACGGTCGAGGGACAGGGGCTTCAGGTTCAGGCCATCCTCAACCAGACCGTCCCGATCTCCATCAATCACTACCTTCAGACCGCGATGACGTGGTCGGTGCTCGAAGCCACGCTCGAAATCGAGAAGGTGCAAGAGCGCTACACCAAGCCAGCCGGAGTCTCCCACGCGAACAAATGGGACACCATCGCTGGCGAGGAAGTCTACCGTCAGGTCTACTACTCGATCGGGACACCTGGCGTGCCGCTGTCGAGTGATCAGGTGTGGAGCGACGGCGTAGCGAAACTGCACTCGGTTGCGGTGCCTGAGGAGCTCTACGCCGTGATCACTCCGCAGGCGCAGAGCGCGATCCTGAACACCAACCTCACGCTGTTCGGCGAGCGCTACCAGACCTACTTCAAGACGGGCCAGTTCTCAGGAAACGCGCTGGGTGTCGACGAGTGGTACTGGGATCCGAACCTGCCGATGCACACGACGGGCACGTTCACGTCGAGCACGCCGGCTATCGTCGGCGCCGGTCAGACCGGATCGACGCTCTCGATCGACGGCATGGGCACCTACGCGCTCAAGGCTGGCGACGTGTTCACCATCGATGGCGTCTACACGCTGAACCCTGTCAGTTACGTCGATACGGGCCTCTTGCAGCAGTTCTCGTTGCAGGCCGATGTCGCGGGCTCATCCACGGCCACGCTGACGTTCGCACCGGCCATCATCACCTCTGGGCCGCTCCGGAACGTCACGAACTCGCCAGCCAACGATGCCGGTCTATTGTTCATGGGCGCGACGGGTATGACCTCAGCCACGATGGCGGCGACCCGCTCAAAGCAGTCGTTCCTGTTCAATCCGGGCGCCTTCGCGTTCGTGATGGCCGACCTCGAGTCGCCGCTTCCTGGCGCGGATTCCAAGCGAGCGAACGACAGTCAAGCCAGGGTGTCAATGCGGTGGGTGTCGCAATACAACATCCAGACGAACCAAATCCCACGGCGCGTGGACAGTTGTGGCGGCGTGGCGTGTGTCCTGCCGTATTTCGCCATCCGGGCGTGGAGCTAAATCATGGCATTGACAAAAACCTCGCTCGCGGCGGCCTGCACGGCAACGGCAACACAGTTGTCGATCACCTCCACATCGAGTGGATTTCCGACCATCGGCACCTACGGGTCCAAGCAGCGGATGCTCGTCGACAGCGAATACATGCTGATCGACTACGTCATCGCGGCTGGGTCTGTGAAAGTGCTTCAGCGCGGTCTGGACGGTACAGCGGCCGTCGCGCACGGCATCCTCGCGTCGGTCATCACGTCGTCGCAAGCGGCCGATTTCCCGGTCATCCCACTCGGCCACGACGTCAACCGTTCGCCTGACCTCTACCTTCAGGAAGCGCTAGGGGCCGACAACACGGCGCTGGCAACGCCGACGAAGGACACGAACACGGTCATCACGAAGGGCTCGGCGTGCCTCTTCACCATCTCGGCTCCGAGTGCGGCGATCAACGGCCTGCGCTGGACGTTCACCAGTCAGACCGCGTTCGCGCACGTCATGACGGCGACGGCGCTGATCGAGAACGGCCTGACGGGCTCGCCGTTCACGACGGGCACGTTCGGCGCGTTCATTGGCGCCGGCTGCACGCTGATGGCGAACAACGGCGTGTGGAACGTCGTTGCGCTGCCGGTGGCGGCGTCGGTCGTCTTCACGTAAACGAAAGGGGAGTATGGCGATTCTGCACAGTCAAGACAGTGCCTACGCGCAAGAGCGCCGGAAACACGAAGCGCTGCACAGCGAGTATGGCGCGCCGGGGCGACCTTACGTGTTCTTCGAGTATCCGACCATGATGTACAAGGCCGGACTCGATGACCACGGCAAGGTCGCCGTGATCGACAAAGAGATCGCCGAGACGGAGGTCGACCGCGCGAAATACGAGCGCCTCGGCTACGTCTTCGGCGGTCAAGCGGCGGCGATCACGGCGTTCGAGAAGCAGCGGCAGGAACTCGCCGTGCTCGCGGCCCAACGGAACTACGAGGACCGCAACATGGGCGACAAAGCGAAGGCTGAGCGCGACGGCGTGGAGTCTCGCTCATCCGAGCATCTCGGCGCGATTCCTCCAGCGCATCCGAAAACAGGTAGACGAGACTAGCCTCTCGGGCGGCGGATGACGGTGTCCGTCGCCCTCACACAGGAGACATCATGGGGCAGCAGATCATCACGCAGCAGGGTGTGTTCGGTGGAGGCTCTGTTGCCGCCATCAATGCGAACTTCTCCGCGCTCTTCGCGACGTCCCTCACCGTGGGGAACGTGTTTTACCTCGACCCAGCGACCGGATCAGACAGTAGCGGCACCGGATCGGCTGGCGCTCCGTTCGCAACGCTCCAGACCGCCTACGACGCGTGCGCGTCGGGCAACAACGACACCGTGGTGCTCGTCGGCGACGGCACCACGGCGGCGACCGCACGCGTCAATTCAGCGTTCACATGGAGCAAGAATGCGACGAACCTGCTCGGCATCTGCTCGCCGACGTTGTATTCGCAACGCGCGCGTATTGCGCCGACTGCGGCAACGACTGCGTTCGCAAACTTCTTCACCGTCAGCGGTTCCGGCTGCACGTTCCAAAACATCCAGTGGTTTCACGGCTTCGATACCGGTGTGGCAGCAGAAATCTGCATGACCTTGACCGGATCGAGGAACGTGTTCAACTACTGCCACATCGCCGGCATCGGCGACACGACCGGATCGGCGTCGGCGGCCTCGCGCTGTCTCAAGATCGGGCTAGCCGGCAGCGGCGAGAACCTGTTCAACGACTGCGTCATCGGGATTGACACGGTGACGCGCTCTGCGGCGAACGCCTCGGTCGAGTTCGCCGCCGACACAGCGAGGAACACGTTCCGGCGCTGCCACTTCCCGATCATGACGTCGTCGGCCACGGCGCTCGGCATCTTGGGCACCGGGGCGGCGTGCTGTGACCGCTCTCAGGTGTTCGAGGACTGCACCTTCGAGAACGCCATCAAGTCGACGTCGACGGCGATGACGGTGCTCGGCTCGTTCACGTCGGCATCACCCGGCGGCATGGTGATTTTCCGCAACTGTGCGACGGTGGGCATGACCAAGCTCGGCGACACGAACTTCCTGGCGAATTCGTTCGTGGACATGGCGGCGGTGAGTGGTTCGGCTGGCGGCTTGATGGTCGCGCCGTCGTAAGGCGGCGATGGCAGGGACGGCACTCAGCTACATCGCGGACGCGTTCAATATCCTGAACGTGTTTCAGCAAGGCGCGCCCATCGGCAACGCTCAGGCTCAGCAGGCGTTCAGGTTCCTGAACAACATGATGAGCACCTGGGCGCAGTCGATGGACGCGCCGGTTATCGCCCGCGAGGTGTTCGACCTCACGCAAGGGCAGGCATCGTATTCCTGGGGTCCAGGCGGCGACTTCACGACGTCGCGTCCTCCAAATCAGAACAGCATTACTGGGGCGGATCTCATTCTCAACAACGCGCTACCGCTCGACCAGCGCGTCGAGGTTCCGCTGGCGGTCTACACCGACGACGGCTACCGGAACGTCCGGATTAAGTATCTGCCGAACACGCAAGTCACCGGCATCTACTACCAGCCGACATCACCGCTCGGCACGCTCATCGTCTGGCCGGTGCCGAACACGACGATCTACACGCTGGCGGTCTACCGCGAGCAGCAGTTCGGGCCGTTCGCAGACCTCGCGGTGACGAGCTATACGTTTCCGGACGGCTACGACGAGGCGATTCTCTACAACCTGACGAAGCGGCTTGCGGGCCCGCACGGTCGCACGATGACCGATTCGGACCTTGAAATCGCCCGCGAGTCGCTCGCGACGATTCAGCGCGCGAACAACCGACTGACGGACGTATCGAACGACCTCATCTTCGGGCGCCGCAACGGCTGGTACAACATCAATACGGGGCAATAAATGGCCTTGTCTGTAAAGAGCACGACCTCGCTGAATGCGGCCGGTGCAACGGGTGGGTGGGCAACCCTAGACGTGTCAGGATTCGCCTACGTCTCGTTCCAGCTCCAAGGGTCATTCAGCGGCACCATCACGTTCTACGGTTCGGTGGACGGGGTGAACTTCATTGCGATGGCGGTGATGCCGATCGCTGGCCTGATCGACGGCACCGCCGTGACGACATCTACCACGGAAGGCATCTGGACATCTGTCCGCGCGAACGCGCTGACGGCCGTGAGGGCCGGATACACCTCCTACAGCACCGGGCCCATCAACATCACCATCGCGGCGACAAGCTGACCTGTGGCGATTCAGGCCAAGCATACCGGCGTGCTCTCTGCGGTCGGCTACGCCGTCACGATGAACGTCGACGGGCTGGCCGGCATCGGCCTGCAACTGACCGGCGTCTGGGAAGGCACGGTCCAGTTCAATGGCTCAGTCGATGGCGTCGAGTTCCAAGCGCTGACGGTCACGCCGACGAACAGCACGACCGGCGTCACGAGCGCGACCTCTAACGGCATCTGGCAGGTTTCGGCCGCGCTGAAGCACGTTCAGGTGCTGTGCTCGGCCTACACATCAGGCTACATCGTCGTCACAATCTTAGCCGGCGAGTCGTCAGTAGGTGGAAGTGGTGGGGGCGGTGGCGGCGGCGGCGGCGATGCGACGGCCGCGAATCAGGTTCTTGAAATCTCAGCGCTCAACTCAATCAATACGAAGACGCCAGCGCTCGGTCAGGCGTTAGCGGCTGGTTCTGTTCCTGTTGTGCTCACGGCGGCACAGATCACAACGCTGACGCCTCTCTCGTCGGTGACGGTGACGCAGGCCACTGGAACGAACCTGCACGCAGTGGTCGATAGCGGCACGCTGACGGCGGTAACGGCGATTACGAATGCGCTGCCGGCCGGTTCGAACGTCATCGGGCATGTCATTACGGACACTGGTTCAACGACTGCTGTCACTGGGACCGTCACCGTGACGGGAGGACTGACCGACACGCAGTTGCGCGCGAGTGCTGTCCCGGTCACGGCCGTCCTGACGGCTGGATCGGCAGTCATTGGGCACGTCATCAACGATGCGAGTTCAGCCGTCATCGGACACGTCATCGCTGATTCTGGATCGACCACGGCCGTGACTCAGGCGACGGCTACGAACCTGAACGCGGCCGTCGTTGGGACAGGAACCGCAGGTACTGCTGCTGGTGGCGTGCTCACCGTGCAAGGCGTCACGAGCATGACCAAACTGCTCGTCACGCCTGATAGCGTGGCACTGCCAGCCAACCAAAGCGTCAATATGGCGCAGGTTGGTGGCACGAACACCGTGACAGCAGGCGTGGCCGGCACGCAAGCTGTCGGTGGCAACGTCGCGAATGGCGTGACAGCCACCACGAACCCAGTCCCGGTTGGTGGCGTGTTTACGACCTCGCCAACCACGCTCTCGACCGGGCAGACGGCCACCCTCCAATTCACGGCAGCGCAGAACATCAAGAACGACGTCACGACGATTGCCGGCACGGCGGCTGACACGAACAGCGGGGTCAAGAGCGCTGGAACGCTACGTGTGGTGCTCGCGACCGACCAGCCAGCGCTGACCAATAAACTCCTCGTCACGCCAGACGCCAACAGCGCCATCAATCTCGCGCAGGTCAACGGCACGACGACGGTCAACGGAGGATCAGCCGCAGGTATTCTCGCGGTCGGAGGACCGAACGCCACCAACGTCGCCATCACTGGAAACCCAGTCAATAACGGCGCACAGGCGGTCAGTAGCGAGAACGCAGCGGTCACGACGGCGAGACAGGTTCAACTCGTCGCCGACCTCGTGGGTAAACTGATCGTGCTGCCTTACGCGAACCCTGAGAACTTCGTGTCCGGAGCGATTACATCTGCGATGACCGGAACGACGACCACTTCATTGATCGCGGCGCCGGCATCGGGACTGAGGAACTACATCACCACCATCGTCTGCTCGAACGCGCACGCCACGGTAGGCACCGACATCGTGATTCAAGATGGCAGCGGCGGCACGACGCTCATGACGATTCCGGCCGCAGCGGTTTATGGCGGCGCAGTCATCAGTCTCCCGGTGCCGCTCCGTCAACCGACGACAGCAACCGCTATTTTCTGCGCGAATGTGACGACTGGCGCATCCACGAAGGTCAGCGCGGTCGGATACAAGGGGGCGTAGGTGGATCTAGTCCTTGGATTGAGCCTGATTCTCTTTGGAGGCACGCTGCTTCTGACCGGCGTCGGCACGGCATTCCGAGCGGCAGGCGGCACAAATAGACTGTTGCTGGAAAACAGCAATGGCCTGCTCTTGGAAGATAGCAGTGGCGATGTGGCGCTTGAATAATGGCTGATACCAAACTTACCGCGCTATCAGAGGTATCGGTTGCCGCTCTCTCGGACATCACGTATCTTGTGGCTGATCCAGGCGGCACGCCAGCCAGCGACAAGATTACGCTGTCGAGGCTTGGCGGCGTGCTGTCTCCGCTCTTTACTACTGGTAGGTTGACTGTTGTCAGTGGCAATGCGGCGTCGATTGTTGACCAAACCTCAAAGGGCACTCTCTATTACACGGCGATCACCAACAACGGCACCATCACGAGCAACAACTTCCAGATCGCGATCTACGACGGGACACGGTTGCGGCTGTATAGCAGCGCAGAGATCAGCCTTTCGCTGACTATCACGAGCGGCAAGAACTACGACGTGTTTATTTACGACAATGCTGGCACACTTACGCTGGAGTTGTCGGCCGCGTGGACAACAGATGTTATTAGGGCTGATGCGCTTGCGTCACAAAGCGGGACAGTCGTCAAGTCAGGCACGACGACTCGCAGATGGATCGGAACCATTCGCGCAAGTGGGTCAAATATTGTTGATGACAACTCTGGTGGCAGCACTGGTGGTTCTCGGTTCGTTTGGAATGCCTATAATCAGGTCCAACG